TGTTAGGTATACCTCCTAATTCTTTTTCTGACCTTGATAATTTATCATATGATTTATCTGGACGATTAAGAGAGTATTTTCTATAACCTCTATTTTTTAAATGGTATAAAAGTCTTGGTTTATTATTTTCAACCAATATTGGCATACCATAAAAAACAATAGCCATAAGAACATCTTCAAAAAAGTCTTCGGCAGTATTTGGTCTATGTATATATTCTAAAAAAAACTCATTAGACGGACAATTATCATCCATATTAGTTTTAGTTAAACCATGTAAGGCACCGTTAGAGGATCTGCCACCAACCGTTGCAGATATATCATAAGAGTCACAACCAAACAAACCAATATGTTCATTACCAGGATACTTCATACCCCTCTCTAATCTTTTATTATTTTGCATGTGCTTTGGGGGTATCCAAGATACTATAAAATTACCTCTTGGGTCTGGAGTCCAAATAACTTCAGAATCTTTTACACCTCCTTTCCAATGAAAATTACCCTTTGTTATAACTCTATCTTTTAATAAACCATCATTATATTCAATTTGCTCATATATCTTAGTTAAATTAAATATAGACGCTTTTGACTCGTCTCTGAAGGCATGGTTTTCTGTTCTAGGGTACTGTCTGTAATGCTCGTTTAGTTCATCTGGACTATTTTTTAAGGCATCGACTTCGTTCTGCCAAAAGTCTATAGCACCCATATCTATCATTTCATTATCAACACCCAACACTGGTTTTTCTGGCGTAACAAATACAGGATGGCCATACTGATCTATAAATCCTTCCATATTATGTTCCATTGGTATAAATAAGGAGTACATACCACTCTTTGTTTGTCCGTTTTTAGACCTTATTCTTGGGTTAGAATCCTCGTATAAATCTTTAAAGTTCTGACCACCTTTAGCTAAAGCATTACAAGTAGAGCCTGCAAAAACCTTACCTATAACTTTTTTACCTAAACGCAAGCAAGTTTTTGTTACACCCCAACTTCTTTTTATATTGTTAGGAGCAACCCACTTACCAATCTCATCGTCAATTAATAATTTTAATTTTTCACCGTCATAACTATTATCATCTGTATTTTTCCAGTCAATAGAAGTATCAAGACCTTCAATGTCATCAACCTCATTTTTATTCATGTTTGTTTTTGTAATCTTTTTTGCTGGTATACTATACACAAGCTCTGTTTTAGGTTTATCCATACCAGATTGTATAGGTTTAAAAAAGAAAGGATAGTTGTTAGATATTGGGACAACTTTATTTACAAACATTTTTTTAGCGTCATCTCCCGTTTTAGATAGTATACCTATCCTAGAATCTTTTAGTAGCGTAGCCATATCTACTCCTACTGAAGACCCCATAAAAGAAAAACCTGAACGTCTTATCTTTAAGTATATCATTCCGTAACATCTAATGTCTGCCTTACAAGCCTCCCAATAAATAAATAATATCCTATTTGCCTCTCTAAAATCAGGGTGACCAACATCTATCTTGGTATGTTGAAGATAAATATAATGATGGCCTGTTATGTATGTAGGTATATTGTTATTAACAAACCAATATCCATTATACCTAAAATCAAACTCACCTTCTATATAGTCTACGTATTTAGATTTAAAATCATTGTCTCTAGACCTCCATTCGTTTATTGATTGTATTCTTTTTAGTTCTTTAGGGACCTCTGTAACCTCCCACTTGTTAGAGCCTTTTTTTAAGTTTTTTGGGGTTTTTGGTAAAGCTATTTTAACACCATTAATTTCATATACCTCTCCAATGGTACCATCTTTAGATATAACAACCATATCGTTTTTAGCGTTATATCCATACTCCCAAGCTTTCTTTTTGTTTTTACTAATATACTCAGCCTTAGGTACATGGTTATGCAACACGTTATATAACTCATGCCATACAAATTTATTTTGTTCGCTCCTCTGCACTTAAAAAATCTGTTTTTTGTTTTAACTTTACTCCTTGATCTTCCTCTATCAACTTGTTCTCTTCTATTTGTATTCTATCTAATATTTCAAACGCATCAAATATAGCCATCTTTTTAGCAGCCGCTGCATTTTTTAATTTATCAGCAGCTAACGGGTCTTTGCCTTTGACAACAATCTTTTCTTTAGCTACACGCATTAAATCTTGTGCAGCTTCTTTCCCTGACTCTATTAAGTCTTCTTTTATTTTTCTTACATCTTTAGACATATGTTATTTGAATTTACTCTGTAGTATTTTTTACCATCAATATTAAACTCATATTCACTGTCAGGTCTAAAACCTATCAAATCACCTTTATTTACATTTAAACTTAAAAGATAATTGTTTGGGTACTGCATTATTCCATACAGTTCTTTTTCACTTGTATTGTGAAAATCAAGGTCATTTTCTATAGGAGAAACAAAACAATAAGGATCTAATGTAGTCCAATCTTTTTCATTTGGATTTTTATACATAAAAACTTGAAATGGGTCTATCATATATACACTACCTTTTATAAGACCAGCAGCGAAACATTCTACACCCTTCATGTCATTATACTTTCTAAAAACATTATGATGAACAACTATAACACCATCTTTTACAACGGGCGTTTTTACATTTGAGGGAAGTGAGATAACTTTTGCATACCTATTTGTAATTTCATGGTTTTCAATGCTAGAACTAACAATTAACTCTCCACCATCAAATTTTTTGATATTATCGTAAAGGGTGCCATTTAATGGCTCCACTATATATTTATATAAAGATTTCATTAGTACTCTATATTGTACTCTATAGACACTGGCATATTAGACCCTATAGTCTTCCAAAGATAAACTTCATCATCAGAGTTTGTAAGCCATATCTGTATATGACCAGACTCTAACTGTATTATTTCAGTAACAGTGTGTTTACCTCTTAGCATAGGTTGACCTATAGAAAAGTTCATAGCCTTTAATAAATCAGGCCCTATAGATATTTTACGAATTAACAACATCCTCTCTGATTAATTCACCTGTATCAAGATTTATTTTAAATTCACCCTCATACTTTTTAGAAATATCCGCTTGGATTTCGTCTATAGCGTATAAAGATTGATCATAATTAACAAGTGAAGATTTTTGTCTGCTTTCAATCGAAGATAACTGAGATGTTGCGTATGCTAGTTCTGCTTCTGCTCTTTTAAAAGATAAGTGAGCTGCACGATACTTCTTTAATTCCTCTTCTGTGAGAGATTCTTTTTCTTTAGCCATTTTATTTTATTTAATTTATTCAGTAAAGATAATGAAAAAATACTATGAGCCACAACCTATACAGTCAATTTCTGTGTTTTCAGGTTTAGTACCGTTCAGTTTCATCTCAAGGTTATGTATTTTATCTTTAATTTCCATATCAGACAACATATCCCCCTTGAGCTGTTTTTTAAGCTCTTCTATTTCTTTCGTAATGTCGTCCATTAAGACCAAGTAGCAATTGCAACTCTTTGCCAAGTATTAGTAGCAACACATATATATAAAAAACCAGAAGCTACAGCATAGCTACCTGCTGTACCAGCAGCACTCGCACTAGCAGGAACAGAAGTTCTTTTTCCTAAGAAATAATCATCTATACTGTCAACAGTATAGTTGGCTGTCCCCCCAGTAGGACTTGTTGATTGATCTGAACCTAATAATCTATCAGTTCCAGCTGGAGTTGTTATCGTTTCATCATTAATTTTACCCATAATGCAAAGTTAAGAATTATTTTTTTGTTTTATAAATACATAAATTATTATGCAGCTAGCTATTATCCAAGATGCCAATACTATATCTGGTACCATATTATAAGTTTTTCAACATTTCCACCAACTCTGGTTGAGGGAAACAATCAAATTTATCTTTTCTAACACTTGTGTGTGACCACAAACCAAATTGTCTAGCATAATAAGCGTCTTCATTAAACTCAAATGCGTCTTTAGGATTTACCCCGTCTTTTAATAGTTTAGGAATACCGTTTACTAAATCCATCTTAGGATATATATCTTTAAGATGTAATAGCAATAACCTTAAACTTTCTATCTGCTTATCTGAATAAGCATGCCAGTATCGTTTACCTCTAAAAGTATACCCTAAATCACAAACAAACTCTTCTTTAACCTCTGTATTAACGTATGTATAATACTTGCCTCCAGATTTTGTTAAGTATCCAAAGTTATTAAGCTCTACACCTCCAGACATTTTAGAAATTTTAAAGTTACCTACTTTACCTAAATGCCAACCTAAATAGTTGTTAGGAAAACACTCTACTACTACACCGTCATATTTAGCCTCTTTCCCTTTAACATTAGTTCCACCTATTACATACTGTGTAGCAACTCTTCCTCTTTTATCTCTATTCCAACTACTTATAGTATTAAAAGGATTATCCCATCCTGCTGTATGATGAATAAAAAATCCTAAAGGTTCTATTTTACCATAATCTCTTACATACTCATCTTTATCTAAGTATTGACGAGTAATATTTAAACCATCTTTTGTAGTGTATTCTGTTTCTTTAGAAGCTGAAGAAGAATCTGTATCAATACCTATAGCTTCCCAAGTTTTAGTACCTACCATTCCATCAGCATCTAAACCGTTATCTTCTTGAAACTTTTTTACTACTGCTTCTGTTCCTGCACCAAATATTCCATCTGCTGACACGCCTAAAGCTTTTTGTAATTGTTTTACTTCTAATCCTTTTGATCCTTTTTTTAATAACATAATTTATATTTATTAATTTTCTCTTTCAGCTAACATTGATCCTAAAAAATTATTATCTTCTTGTAAGAACTTATTATTTTCTTCTAAGAGTTTATTATCTTCTTTTAAAGTATTAATACAATTTTTTAGTTTAATATTTTCTTCATTTAAATATTTACATTTGTCTTCACATGAAAAACAAATCATAATAAGTAATAAGCTTAAAATTTTCATAATTATTTTCTATTAGCAAACTTTTCTAGACCTGCTATTCCAAAACATCCTAAAACTATTAATACGAATGAATTATAAGTAAACTCATTTATAAGTAAATCTTTACCAAACCATCCTGTTATAATGTCTACAAACATTACTAAACACATTACTAAAAATGCAATAAATCCTACAATTGTTTTTTCATTCCAATCGTTATTGTCTTTAAATATATTCCACATAATTTTTCTTTTAATAAGATTCCAACATTAGAATCTCGTCTATTTTATCTTGTACTTGTGATTTTGTAGCCTTCATACTAAAGGATATATCTGCCTGATATCTTTTAACCTCTTTACCATGATTAAATATAATAATAGTAGGAACTACTACTATTTCATGTTTTGCTTGAGACTGAGTATCTGTAGCAATATCACATCTTTTTATTTTAGCATCAGTCAAGCTTCCTATCCATTTTACATTATTAGCAGAATTCCATCCTGCATTAAAATGAACCACCGTTAAACCACCACTTACTTTTAATTGGCTAAACAAAGTAAAAGGTAAGCTTAAAATAAATATCAAGATTATTTTTCTCATATTATCTTAAATCATCTATTTTATCTTCTATTCTATCCAAATCTTCTTTTATTTCTTCTACATCTTTTTGTGTGTTTTGAATAGTAAGTCTGATGTTTTTATCTTTCATATCAAACTCCATACGAGTCACATCTGGTGGTGGTGGTAAAGGTAGCTCCTTTGCTTCTGCAATGTCAGCTTGCAATACAAACCACATACTTATTATAGTTCCTAAACCTACCGCAATACCGCCTAATGTTTTTAGACTTAATTTAAAACTTGTGTCTTCGTTTAATTCTTTAGCCATTTTACTAATATATTACATAATTAATACCTACTGAAAAGTCGTGCCAATTACGATTCCAGTACTTGTTATACTTACCCTCTAAAAACACGCCTAAACTTTTGTTAAATCTATGACCAAAGATTAGACCCCCTGAATAATCTATCCACTGACCTTGATTATAGGCGTGGTATGAAAATTCATTTTTTGTTTTTATATGATAAGGCATTAAGTTTCCCCATGAATGTATCCAAAAAGATTTTGTATAGTGATAAAAATCAAATCCTATAACAAATGAATATTCTATTCTAGAAGACAATTCATTTCTTTTCTTTTCAGTATAGTTTAATAATACTTCTGGTATGACAACCGCCTCCCAAACTTCATTACTTGTGGCAACTACTTCCCCTGAAGGATTAATGTAGTTTACACCACCCGTACCATCAAACTCAACACTATACCCTTCTTGTAAAGCAAGGTCTGTATAATGTAAATTCCCGTTAGATAACATCCACTCATCTAATGGGTTATATCCATAAGGCTCAGATAATCTTTGAACAGCTCCCAGATTTAATGAAAACTTTCCTTGCTTATCTACTTTATACCTATATCTTTCAGACGCTTCGAAATATTCAATATCTGCAAATCCGTCTTGTAAGTATTCTACTTTTGCAATCCAATGGTCTGCCACGTATCTTAAAAAGTGATGCTGATTTAAAAAGTTTCTGCCTTGTTGTCTAGTATAGTCAGCTTCAAATAAAAATTCAAAACCCTTTACTTTACCTATATTCGCAGCATCTGAATATGACTTTTCTGTACCATCGTAAAATACGTTGGCTCTGTTTTCATATCCTAATCTTGCAATCTTTCTAAGCCCTAAAGCAATTGAAAAATCAAACGGTGTTTTAATTGTATTTGTCTGTAAACCATTTGTAACAGAATATACATCAACATCTGATATAGAGTTACCCCCATTTATCGCTCCATAGAATGTTGCAAATTTAAAGGTTTTTTTTATATTTTTTTTAAACTTACCTTTTTCTTGTGCGTTAATAAAAAAGCAGCTTAAAGACAGTAATATAATTAATGTAATTCTCATTGTTTTATAATTCTTTTAATGTATCTTTTATCTTGATGTATTACAACTAAATTATAAGCTCCTTCAGATAATTTAGATAAATCAATGCGTAGTGTATTATATCCTTGTTCATCTATTACAGGTATTTCTTTACCCATCATATCTAATACTTTAACGTCTACATCTAAATGCGTATCTACAAATAACTTATCATTTGTTGGATTTGGGTAAACTATAATACCTAAAGCATTTGGGTCTTCTAATCCTGCTGGCCATCCAT